ACGTTCCAGCAGGACGCATAACACTCACACCATGGAACGGGGGTGTGATACTTCAATGGAGATTTAACATGCCTAATGTTGAACTGCAAGCTCGCGTCAAAGAGCAACTTGCTGCTGTCAAGGAAGCAAAGCTGAAGTATCGCGGCGTTACCTATCTCAAAACAAAGCATTAATGGCTCAGCAATCTGAGGGTCTAGGCATGGCTCATCCGGTCCCATTTCATTTTAATGCAGGACCAAAGCCATTCAAACGCTGTGGACATTGTGGTGATAAAAAAGCACAATGCCGTAAGCAAAAGAAATGCCTACTAAATAAAATCTAAATAGTTGGGAGAGCACCTCAGAGTCGGACTCTCCCTTCATTGGCGTTGGCCCTTACGAGGATACCCTTCGCCGTCTAGACGGTGGGATAGACCACAAAATTTCCAACAAAAAATTCTGAACGTTCAGAGAGTAAACAACATTTTTATTCTCTTTTAACTTAAAATGGCACAACAATCAGGGACGACAGTTGCCGCTAATCACGCGCAACTAACTCGTCCTGGCGCTGATAATGGCGGATCTGACGCCCGCGCCCTATATCTCAAGCTGTTTAGCGGTGAGATGTTCAAAGGTTTCCAGCGTAACACTATCGCTCGTGACCTCATTATGCGCCGTACTCTTAAGAACGGCAAAGAACTTCAGTTCATCTATACGGGTCGCACCAAGGCTGAGTACCATACTCCTGGCCGGTCGATTCTTGGTAACGATGATGGTGCACCCCCTGTGGCGCAGAAAACCATCACCTGTGATGACCTGCTGATCTCCAGTGCTTTCGTCTATGAATTGGACGAGGTACTCGCACACTACGACCTGCGTTCTGAGATCTCTCGTAAGATCGGCTATGCTCTCGCTGAGAAGTATGACCGTCTGATCTTCCGTGCAATCACTCGTGGTGCACGTGCTGCATCTCCTATCACTAAGACCAACTTTGTCGAGCCCGGTGGTACTCAAATCCGTGTTGGCACTGCTGCTGACGCTGATGACGCCCTTGATGATGCCAAACTGGTGACTGCATTCTATGATGCAGCCGCTGCTCTCGATGAGAAAGGTGTGTCTCAAGATGGACGTGTGGGTGTTCTGAACCCTCGCCAGTACTATGCACTTATTCAAGGTGCTTCTAACAACGGTTTGATCAACCGCGACGTTCAAGGCTCTGCACTGCAGGGTGGTGACGGCGTTGTTGAGATCGCTGGTATCAAGATCTACAAGTCGATGAACATTCCGTTCTTCAGCAAGTATGGTACCAAGTATGCACCGTCTTCTAACGCTGCTGCTGCTACCGATCCTGCTACCGTTGATCCTGGTAACACTGGCTCTTTCACTTCTGTTGATGTGGAAGACGCTGCTGCTGATGTCACTGGCATCAACAACGAGTATGGTGAAGAGACCGAATTCGCTAACAGCTGCGGTCTGATCTTCCAGCGCGAAGCTGCTGGTTGTGTGGAAGCTATCGCTCCTCAGGTGCAAGTCACCAGTGGCGACGTTTCCGTCATCTACCAAGGCGATGTGATCCTGGGCCGCTTGGCTATGGGTGCTGACTATGTGAACCCCGCCGCTTGTGTGGAGCTGTTCGCTGGTACCGCTACCAAGCCTGCCGCATTCTGATATTACTATCAACCATGGGGACTCTTCGGGGTCCCCTTTTTTTTATTCTTTGACAGATATGCCGTTTCCTACAAATGCTGCGTCCACCGAACTGGATGCTGTTAATCAAATATTAAGCAGTGTGGGACAGGCACCTGTCACTACACTAGATCTACAAAACCCTGAAGTGTTTACTGCAGTCAATACACTGCGTGAACAAAGCAAGCAAGTACAGATTGAAGGGTGGTCGTTTAACACAGAACGTCACTATGTACTGAAACCAGATACAACAACTAAAAAAATCGATGTGCCTAGTAACATGCTAGCTATCGATTCTAATGTTGCTCAGCATCATGACAAATACGATCTAGTACTTAGAAATGGTTTTGTCTATGACAGATATAACCATACTTACACTTTTGAGGAAGATGTGACTGCAGACGTTCTGTGGTACTGGGACTTCCAATATTTACCGCCAGGTATGCAAGCTTACATTACTGCTAAAGCAGCACGTATGGCAGCTACAAAAATGGTTGGCGACGCACAACTTAATCAACTTCTACAAGAACAGGAAGCTACCACCAGAGCAGCCGTTATCGAAGAAGAATGCAATCAAGGTGATTACTCGTTCTTTGGATTCAGAGATGGGGACAATTACTATAACAGCTATCAACCGTATCGAGCTCTCTCTAGGCAATGACGACACTCTCCCAATCTATACCTAATCTACTGTCTGGCATCTCGCAACAACCCGACAGCAGGAAACGCCCTGGACAACTTAAAGATGCAGTCAATGCATTCCCTGACTTTGCTCTAGGTCTACTTAAACGGCCGGGAGGTAAGTTTGTTGCGGACCTGCATAACGCACCTACTACAGGTAAATGGTTTCCTATTCTACGTGACAATGTAGAGAAATACATTGCGTGTTATGAGAACAATAGATTTCATGTTTGGGATCTTATTGATCGTACTGATGCTAATGGGAACGTAACTACACATGCTGGATCAGTGCGTGTAGTTGACATGGGTAACAATACCGGTCAACCTGTTGCTTGTGATCCTGCAGAAGTACTGACTGAAGCGAACGAATTGAACGATGAAGTAGATGATACTTCTGAAGAACTGACTGATCTTCATACTGCAGAGACTACTTTGGCTAAAGCCACTGTAGGACAAACAAGCACTATTAGTCGTTTGTTTGAACTCAGCTATGATTACACTGGTGAGTATGTAAAAGAGTCTCTTAAGTCTGGTATTATTAAAGATGCAGATGGTAAATACCTTGTTAAAAACGATGACACTGTAGTAGCTTCTCAAACAACTACACTACCAGCAGGTTATGCTTTAGGTACAGAACGTACTGATGAGCACCCATTGCTAGCGTCACAAGGTTATCGAATTTTTGAAGCTCACCTAACTGTTGCCGCTACGCATACAGCACAGAATCTAACTGATGCTGAAAACGCTTACAACAACACCACTCCTAACCCAAACACTGGTGCGTTACCTGATTTCAATGCTGCTGAAACAGCTGAAGCAACAGCACGTACTAACTATGACACTGACTTTAACGCCTGTGCTATTGCTACAATCCCTACCAACACGCTAAGAATTACTCAAGCTGGTACTGGACTCGCTAATGGTGTTAGTACTGCACAAGCTACGGCTACGACTGGCAATGGTTCTAACATGACTGTTGATGTTCGTGTTGAAGACGGTCAAGTACACATTGCCAACATTAACGCAGCTGGTAGTAACTATAGTCTAGATGATACTATCACACTGACTGCTGCTGGTTTTGCTGATGCTGTTCGTATCACAACTGCTGGCTCTGGTCTTAGCAATGGCTCATCAACTGGTGTAGCTACTACAGCTATAACTGGCACAGGTTCTGGTATGACAGTAGATATCACTATTTCTGGTGGTGCTGTAACTGCTGCTACTATCAACGCTGCTGGTACAGGTTACCGTAATGGTGACACTGTTTCAATCGATGGGCAAACTGGCACAGTGTTAACCTTCTCTAATGTAGAGTTAGAGTTTGCACGTCCTGCGTATCTACAGGGTGCTACAACTGATGATATTGAATTACTTACACTTAATGATTCTACGTTTGTTTTAAACAAACAACGTACCGTTGCAATGCGAGAAAAGCTATCGCACGCAACTGGTACAGATGAAAACCGTGCACAAGTTGTTATTGCTGTTGCAGCAAATAGTACTGCTTATGAAGTTCTCCTCACGCAGAATGGTACTACCACGACGTTCTCTCACACCTCGGGTAGTTCTGGAGCAAGCGCTGATAACATTGCAGACGGTTTGCAGACTGCTATTGATGCTAATTCTGCTTATACTGCAACACAAGTGGGTGCTAGCGTCTATATTACTAGCACTTCTGCTTTCAATGTAGAGGTTCGTGGTGGTTCTTCTGAATCTGCTATTTTTGCTCTTGCTGATACAATTGGTGATAGTACTCGTTTACCATTACAAAGCCGAAACGGCTACATTGTACGTGTAGTAAACTCTGAAGATATTGACATTGATGATATGTTTGTTAAGTTTACTACCGATAGTGGTAGTAACTTTGGTACTGGTCAATGGGAAGA